GTGTTATTGAACACTGGCAGAATGAAGTCGATGGCTTAAAAACCGACTCTGATGCATTAAATGAATATTATAGACAATTTCCAAGAACGGAACAACACGCTTTTAGAGATGAAACGAAACAATCTTTATTTAACCTTACAAAAATATATGAGCAAATTGATTATAATAATGATCTAAGGAATACTAATATATTAACAAAAGGTAATTTTCAATGGGAAGGTGGTATACAAGATACCAAAGTAATATTTTATCCAAATAAAGATGGTAGATTTTTAGTATCATGGATTCCTCCCTATCATTTACAAAATAATATAATATTAAAGAATAGTATGAAATATCCTGGTAATGAGCATATTGGCGCATTTGGTTGTGACCCTTATGACATATCAGGAACAACAGACGGTAAAGGATCTAAAGGTGCTTTACATGGGCTAACTAAATTTTCAATGGAAGATGCTCCATCTAATACATTCTTTTTACAATATATATCAAGGCCTCAAACGGCTGAGATCTTTTTTGAAGATGTGCTTATGGCGTGTATATTTTATGGTATGCCAATATTAGCAGAAAACAATAAACCAAGATTGTTATACCATTTTAAAAGAAGGGGTTATAGAGGTTACTCAATGAATAGACCGGATAGAATATTTAATAAACTATCCGCAACAGAAAGAGAAATAGGAGGAATGCCAAACTCGTCTCAAGATATAATGCAAGCACACGCTGCGGCAATAGAAACTTATATAGAAGAATATGTAGGTTTAAATGAAATGGGTTACGGTACAATGTATTTTCAAGATACATTGGAGGACTGGGCAAGATTTGATATAAACAAAAGAACTAATCATGATGCTTCTATTAGTTCAGGATTAGCAATAATGGCTTGTAATAGAAATAAATATATGCCAACTGAAAAAAGAGAAATAGTGTCTGTCCCTTTAGGTTTTAAGAAATATAATAATCAAGGAACTACATCAAAAATTATTAAGTAAATGAATATATACACAAATCCAAATAGCGCTTTCCCTAGTCAGGTTGTAGATGATGCTACTAAGGCTTCTGAAGAATATGGATTACAGGTGTCTCGTGCCATAGAACAAGAATGGTTTAATCAAGGGAGGACTAGCGGTAATAGATATTTAACACATTGGAATAATTTTAATAGATTAAGACTTTACGCAAGAGGCGAACAATCTGTACAAAAATATAAAGATGAATTATCAATTAATGGTGATTTATCCTATTTGAATTTAGATTGGACACCTGTTCCTATACTATCAAAATTTGTTGATATAGTTGCTAATGGTATTTCTCAAAAAACCTACGATGTAAAAGCATTTGCTCAAGATCCAGAATCTCTTAAAAAGAAAATGGATTATGCTTCTTCATTACAATTTGATATGGTTAACCAACCTATAATACAAGATGTATTACAAAAGACTGGAACTAATATATCAAAATCAAATATACCAGCGGAAGATTTACCAGCAACACAAGAGGAATTAGAATTGCACATGCAACTTTCTTACAAACAATCTATTGAGATTGCGGAAGAAGAAGCAATAAATACCGTGTTAAAGACCAATAAGTATGATCTTACTAGAAAAAGACTTAATTACGATTTAACAACTATTGGTATTGCCGCGACTAAAACATCGTTTAATAAATCAGAAGGGATTGTAGTTGATTATGTGGATCCGGCTTATTTAGTTTATTCATATACGGAAGACCCTAACTTTGAAGATGTTTATTATGTAGGTGAGGTTAAAGCAGTGACAATACCAGAATTAAAAAAAGAATTCCCATATATATCGGAAGATGAACTTCTTAAGATACAACAAATGCCTGGGAATAGACAATATATTCAGGGATGGGGTAACTATGATGAGAATACTGTACAAGTATTATATTTTGAGTATAAAACTTATATGAATCAAGTATTCAAAATAAAGCAAGGGGATAATGGATTAGAGAAAGTTATTCAAAAGACTGATTCTTTTAATCCTCCGCCAAACGATAATTTTGAAAAAGTATCAAGAACAATAGAGGTGTTATATACTGGTGCTAAAATTATAGGCACCAATATGATGTTAGAATGGAAGTTGTCTAATGATATGACACGTCCTCAAGCAGATACTACCAAAGTTAAAATGAATTACACTATTGCTGCGCCTAGAATGTACAAAGGTAGAATTGATTCTATTGTTACTAAATGTATTTCTTTTGCAGATATGATTCAATTAACTCACTTAAAACTTCAACAAGTTATGTCAAGAGTAGTACCTGACGGGGTATTCTTAGATGTAGATGGTTTGATGGAAGTTGATTTAGGTAATGGTACAAAATACAATCCAGCGGAAGCATTAAATATGTATTTCCAAACTGGTAGCATTGTAGGTAGATCTTTAACTCAAGATGGTGAAATAAACAGAGGCAAAGTTCCTATTCAAGAATTAACAACGTCTAGTGGGCAAGGAAAGATACAAAGTTTAATCCAAACTTATCAGTATTATTTGCAAATGATTAGAGATGTTACGGGTCTTAATGAAGCGGTTGATGGCAGTAAACCAGATTCTAACGCTTTGGTAGGATTACAAAAGATAGCAGCGAATGCTTCTAATGTAGCAACCCGTCACATAAAAGATGCAAGTATATATTTAACTACAAGAATATGTGAAAATATATCATTACGAGTTGCGGATTGTTTAAATAATCCTTTGACTGCAAATTCATTAAAACAAAGCATATCAACCTACAATGTAGAGGTTCTAAAAGAAATAGAAAATTTAAATCTGCATGACTTTGGCATTTTTTTAGAGATTGAACCAGATGAAGAAGAAAAAGCACAATTAGAACAAAACATACAAGTTTCTTTACAAAACCAAGGAATTGACTTAGAAGATGCTATTGATATAAGACAAGTTAGAAATCTTAAATTAGCAAATCAATTGTTAAAGTTAAAAAGAAAAAAGAAACTAGAGCAAGTACAACAACAGCAATTAGCAAATATACAAGCGCAAGCAGATGCTAATTCACAGAACGCAGAGAAAGCAGCGTTGTTTGAAGTGCAAAAGCAAGAAGCTTTAGCTCAAACCCAAATACAAATAGAGCAGGCTAAATCTCAATTTGAAATGCAAAGACTACAAGCAGAGGGTCAGGTTAAAAAACAATTAATGGCAGAACAATTTAATTATGATATGCAATTAGCACAATTAAAGGTTCAAGCAGATACAAACAAGTTTAATCAACTTGAGGACAGAAAAGACGAGAGAACGAAAATACAAGCAACACAACAGTCTGAATTAATAGATCAACGTAAGAATGACTCTTTACCAAAAGACTTTCAGAATAGTGCGGAAAATTTAATGAATGATTTAGGTGGTATGTTGCAAATGGAATAAACTTATTAACCAATTTTATATTATTATATTATGTCAGAACAAGTAAAACAAGAAGGAGAATTCAAACTAAAAGCAAAGAAACCTTCACCAAAAAAACTAAACAAAACAGATGAACCTATTAAGGTTGATTTAACACAGAAGCAAGAAGAGCCAATAAAAGTAGTAATACCTAAAGAAGAAACAGATGCCATTCAAGAGCAAAGCACAGATGAAAGCATGTTACGCAATAAACAGTCCGAATTGGGATTGCAAGAAGTGGTCGAAGGAAACCAAGGGACCACTGAAGATGTTATTGAAGAAATCTTCGAACAAGAAATAAAACAAGAAGTTGCAGATATTAAAGAAGAGCTGCAATTTCATACTCAAGATCAAACAAAGAACAATGTAGAACTGCCTGAAAATATAGAGAAGTTAGTTTCTTTTATGAAAGAGACTGGTGGAACTATTGAAGACTATGTTAGATTGAATGCGGATTATTCAAATGTAAATAATGTTGCTCTATTAAAAGAATACTATAAAAACACCAAGCCACATTTAGACGCAGAGGAAGTAGAATTCTTATTAGAAGACAAGTTCTTCTTTGATGAAGATATTGACGATGAAAGAGAAATTAAACTAAAGAAGCTCGCATTTAAAGATGAAATTTCTAAAGCGAAAACCTTTTTAGAGGAAGCAAAGAAAAAATATTATGCAGAGATCAAGGCAAGACCTGGTGTTAATGCAGAACAACAAAAAGCTGTTGATTTTTTTAACAGATATAATAACGAGCAAAACAAAGTGGCTCAACAACAAGATGCGTTTAAAAAACAAACATCTAATCTTTTCAACAATGAATTCAAAGGTTTTGAATATAACTTAGGTGAAAAAAGATTTAGATATAATGTTCAGAATCCAAATCAAGTTGCCGAAACTCAATCAAATATACAAACCTTCGTCGGAAAGTTTCTAGACAAAGAAGGTAATGTAACAGATGTACCGGGTTATCATAAGGCTTTGTATTCAGCAATGAATGCTGACAAAATAGCTGCTCATTTTTATGAACAAGGAAAAGCTGATGCTGTTAAACAAGTAGTTAGTAATTCCAAAAACCCAAGTATGGATGCTCCTAGAACTGCTAGTGAACCATTCATTAACGGATTTAGAGTCAAATCTATAAGCAGTGAGGATACCTCTAAATTAAGGATCCAAACAAAAAAATTTTAACAATTAAAAATTAAAAACTATGGCAAATGTAACGCCTCAATTCGGTTCAATTAAACCGTCTCAAAAACAGCAAGCATTAGAAACAAACTACTTAAACTTTACAAACGGTAGTGGTAATGACTTTGCACAACAATATTTACCAGAAATCTACGAGCAAGAAGTAGAGAGATATGGGAATAGAACTTTATCAGGTTTCTTACGTATGGTAGGAGCTGAGATGCCAATGTCTTCTGATCAAGTAGTTTGGTCTGAACAAAACAGATTACATATTGCATATAATAATGTAACTTGTGCTTCTGCTACAACTTTAACTTTTGTTACTGGTGGCACAGGATCTGCTTTTGTAAACAACGTTATTTCTGTTGGACAAACTTTAGTAGTTATGAGTCCTTCTACAGGAAAAGAACTTAAAGTGTATGTTACTGGCTCTACTGCTGATCCAGGTGTTCCTGGAACTAGTAATGCTACAGGAGGAGCTACAAATCCTGCTGTTATTACTGTTAAGCCTTATACTCAATTAGATTTGACTACAGGAGCAGGTAATACTGTAAACTTTGCTTCTGCAACAGACCTTAAAATCTTTGTATATGGTTCTGAATTCAAAAAAGGAACAACTGACGCTACTTTAAACTCTGTAGTTCCTTCGTTCACTCAATATAGTAACTCACCAATTATTGTTAGAGAAAGATACCAAATTTCTGGTTCTGATACTGCTCAAATTGGATGGGTAGAAGTTGCTACTGAAGATGGGGCTTCTGGATACTTATGGTATTTGAAAGCAGAATCTGAAACAAGATTACGTTTTGAAGATTACTTAGAAATGTCTGTAATTGAAGGTGAATTAGTATCTGGTGGTTCTACATTAGGATCTAACCAAATCAAAGGTACTCAAGGTCTTTTCTCTGCTGTTAAAGAAAGAGGTAATGTTGTAAACAACTTCTCTGCTGCTAGTGGACTTAATGACTTTGACTCAATCTTGAAAAACTTAGATACTCAAGGAGCTATTGAAGAAAACATGTTATTTTTAAACCGTGCAACTTCTCTTGACTTTGATGATATGCTTGCTTCTTTATCTGCTGGTGCAGCTGGTGGTGTAGCTTACGGTTTATTTGAAAACTCTGAGCAAATGGCATTGAACTTAGGATTCTCTGGTTTCCGTCGTGGATCTTACGATTTCTACAAAACTGATTGGAAATACTTGAATGATGCATCTACTCGTGGTGGTGTTGCAACTTCATCTATCGATGGTATCCTTGTTCCTGCCGGTACATCAACTGTATATGACCAACAATTAGGTACTAATATCCGTAGACCATTCTTACACGTTCGTTATAGAGCTAACCAAGCTGACGATAGAAGAATGAAATCTTGGATCACTGGATCTGTTGGAGGAGCTTATACTTCTGATCTTGATGCAATGCAAGTACACTTCTTATCTGAAAGATGTTTAGTTACTCAAGCAGCTAATAACTTCGTGTTATTTACTGCATCAGCATAACAATCATGGTGATATTACCCTCGTTGAATTGGCGGGGGTAATTATTACCTTTTAAAAATTTATTAAATTATATTATATTATGGCAACAAAACCAACAACAAAAAAAGAATTAGAATCAAATGAATTTGATGTGGATACAATTACTATGGAAGAAACAATTGTACCTAAAGAAACAAAACCAAAAACATTAAAAGATACTTGGGTAATTAAGGATAGAACTTATATCATAGCAGATAGCAATTCACCTTTAACATATACTATTCAAAGTAAGCATTCACTTAGGTATCCCTTATTATGGTTTAATAAAGAAACAGGAGAGCAAGAGGAGTTAAGATATGCAACTAATCAAAATTCTCCATTAGTTTCACAACAAAAAGGGCAAGCAACTTTAGGACATATCATATTTGAAAATGGTATATTAAATGTACCTAAAGAAAAACAAAACCTACAAAAATTATTATCACTTTACCATCCAGCATTAAATATAAAGTATACTGAATTTGATCCAACGCTAGAAGCGGAAGACGAATTAGAAGATATTGAATTAGAAGTAATGGCATTAAATGCTGCTTTAGAAATGGATATTGATCAAGCAGAATCTATTGTTAGAGTTGAAGTTGGGTCTAGAGTGAATAAGATGAGCTCTAAAGAAATAAAAAGAGACTTGTTATTATTAGCAAGAAACAATCCATCTTTATTTATAGAACTAGCAAATGATGATAATGTACAACTTAGAAATATAGCTATTAGAGCTGTTGAAGCAAGTATTGTAAAATTATCACCAGACAATAGAACATTCCATTGGGGTGAAAATAATAGAAAGTTAATGACAGTGCCTTTTGATGAAAATCCATACTCAGCTATGGCAGCATTTTTCAAAACAGATGAAGGTATAGAAGTCTTTAAGTCTATAGAGAAAAAATTAAAATAATACGTAATATTAATATATAGGCGGTAGCTTTGGTTACCGCCTTAATATTATAATAAATATATAGTATGGCGGTAAATGTAAATACGGTTTATAGAACCGTTTTATTAATTATTAATAAAGAACAAAGAGGATATTTAACTCCAGATGAATTCAATAGAACAGCGGCTCAAGTACAACTTGAGATATTCAATGAATATTTTGATGATCTTAACCAGCAACTTAGAGTTCCTGGTAATGACAGCGAATATAGTGATCGTATAAAGAATTTAGAACAAAAGATTTCAATATTCCAAGAAAGTGGTAATTGTATTTATACCGGCAGTAGATTTGATTTACCCGCTATGGTGTCTCCTTATGAGTTTTATAAACTAGGTACCGTTATATATAATGATGAAAAAGAAGTTCAATATGTTCAACCAAATGAATTATTAGAACTTAATCTTTCGCCAATAACAAGACCATCTACATATTGGCCAATTTATACATATAAGAATTTTCAAATAGAGGTATATCCAAAAACTATTACAAATAATATATCTTGTACTTATATAAGAAAACCATTAAATCCAGTATGGAATTTTACCTCATCGCCCCCTGGATATCAATATATTTACGATTCAGATAATTCACAAGACTTTGAACTACATCCAATGGAACAAACAAACTTAATAACTAGAATATTACTTTATTCAGGTATAGTTATTAAAGACCCACAAATAGTTCAAATTGCTGCATCACAAGTTCAAACAGAAAATATTAATTCAAAAAGTTAATAAAAAATGCCTATACCTAACAATGGTTTAATTACCGAAACAAATAGACAATATTACGAAGGTGCTCAGGGTTTTATAGTTCAATTTGGAACAAATGAATTTACAACTACATTTAATACAGATTTAGTTTTTGGAAGTTGGGATCCAACCGAAATTGATTATGCTTTAAATAATTTTAAATTATACACCAGTCCCACAGGTTTGCCTGATACATTTGAAGAATATATATTAGAATATACCGTATCTAATAATACTATAATTACTGATAACTTATTAGCCGATGGAACTTATGTGGTGGTGCAGTTAAAAATCCTTGATGGAGGTAATTATGGCAATAGAGACGCGTTTGGAGATGCCGTAGAAGAGAATTATGGTAGTTACCAATATATATCATTAAATGATATAATTAACAACTTTATGGTAGCCTATGTGGGCACCGGTAAATTGATTGGAGCTGCAAAAAGAACTGATGTTATATTTCATGCAAAACGCGGATTACAAGAATTTAGTTATGATACATTAAAAAGCATTAAATCACAGGAATTAAATATACCGCATAGTTTGAGTGTTGCAATACCGCAAGACTATGTTAACTATGTTAAAATGTCGTGGATTGACCACTACGGAGTTAAACATCCTATATATCCTGTAAATGCTTTAACTACAAATCCTTACGAAAATCCAATACAAGATTCAAGAGGGCTACCAATACAGGATAACTTTGACGCAAATATACAAGGAGATTCTTTAACAGAAGAAAGATGGAACAGAAATAATATACTTCAACGTATTAATGAGGCTGACAACATAGGTAACGATTGGTACAATGATGACAATTGGGTTATGGATAGATTCTATGGTAGACTATTTGGAATGGATCCTCAATATGCTAATATAAACGGGTATTTTTCTATAAATGACAGAGAAGGCAAAATATCTTTTAGCAGTAATTTAGTTGGCAAACTAATTGTATTGGAATATATATCAGACGGATTAGCTTATGATTTAGATTCAAGAGTGCCAAAAATGGCGGAAGACGCTCTATATGCTTATATCCTGCATGCTGTCATGGCTCATCGTTCAACATCAACAGAATATGTTGTTAGAAGATTGCAGCAAGATAAATCAGCAAAATTAAGAAATGCTAAAATAAGATTATCTAATATTAAATTAGAAGAAATAACTCAAGTGTTTAGAGGCAAATCTAAATGGATTAAACATTAAAAAATGGCAGAAGTAAAAAATAATTTTTTAAAGTCCAGAATGAATCAAGATCTGGACGACAGGCTTGTGCCTAATGGAGAATACAGATATGCTAATAATATTTCTGCAGGCAAAACTCAGTCAGATGATATTGGTGTATTAGAAAATATACTTGGAAATATTCCTTTGCAATTTACAGCTAACCTGCCTTTAGAAGAAGGCTTAGAGTGTATTGGAGCATTTATGGATAATCAAAACAATAGAATATTCCAATTCTTAACAGATTATGAAGACCCATTGCCAAATAATATTACATATCCAACAAATGGCAATATGAGGATTACTGTATATGATTTTAATTCTCCTGAGACTTATGCCGTATTGGTTGAAGGATTGTTTTTAAACTTTGCTAAAAATACACAATTTAGAATAACAGGAGTAAACTTAATTGAAGGATTATTGTTTTGGACAGACAATAGAAATCAACCAAGAAAAATAAATGTATCAAATGCTTTAATTGATCCTAATTATTATACTAAAGAAGATCAAATATCCGTAGCTAAATATGCCCCAGTAGATCCAATAATATTATATAATAAAGTAGTAACTATTGCGGACGGAACATGGAGTGGCGATAATATTGAGGTAACAGACGCTTCTGGGATTGTTCCAGGGATGACATTAATAACGTCTAATATATCAGGGAAAAGTTTTTGTACAGTAGTTGATGTTACAGCTAATGTTATTACTTTTTACGAAAATTTACCATCAACAGTTACAGATGGCACAGAGTTAATATTTTTAATATCTACTATGACTGACAAGTCAGATGTGCCTAGTTGGCCAGGTGACCCAGCTTTTTTAGAGGACAAATATGTTAGGTTTAGTTATCGTTTTAAATATGACGATAATGAATATTCTTTAATGGCTCCTTTTACACAAATAGCCTATATACCAAAGCAAAAAGGTTATTTTATTGATGGGAATGAAATAGATGCTTATAGAAGTACAGTTATAAATTGGTTTGAAAATAATGTTAATAACATCGAACTAATTGTACCATTGCCAGATAAAATAGGTAATTTAACTAATAGTTATAAAATAAAAGAGATTGATATTCTATATAAAGAATCAGACTCGTTAGCAATAAATGTTTTTGAAACATTGCCTATATCAGTTATAAACACAAGCGTTAATACTAATAATAATTATTACATACAACCTTACCAATCGCAAAAACCATATAAAACATTACCAGAGGATCAAACAATAAGAGTATATGATAAAGTGCCAGTTAGAGCAAGAGCTCAAGAATCTGCTGGGAATAGAATAATTTATGGTAATTATTATGATAAGTACACTTGTGTGCCAACTATAAATTATAATGTATCAATACAACCTAAATTAACAAAAGGTACTAATTTTATAGAATATCCAAATCATACTTTAAAGAAAAATAGAAACTACCAAGTTGGGTTTATTATAGCAGATAAATTTGGAAGACAATCACCTGTTATATTATCATCTGTTGATTTAATAGGATTAGATCTTGGTGGAAATACTTACGCGAAGGGATCTACTATTTATTCAAGTTATGAAAATTCGGTTTTATTTGAGGATGTTAGGACTTGGTTTGGTGATAGTTTAATATTGTATTTAAATGCTCCAATAGATCAGCAAAAAGATATTCCTTCTGGAAAACCTGGATTATATGCGATACCTACATCAGATTCAGGATTTTCAATTACTGCGTCAACTATAACGGATACAACATATACATATACATTAGATATTACAGCAGATCTAAATACCCAGCCAGTT